GATACAACGAGCGAATCTTTGTCGGACGCAGTATCACGATGCAGTCCACCGACGGGCAGTCCCAGCCTTCGGTGAGCAGCATGGAGTTGCACAGGACATCGTACTTTCCGCTTTCAAAGTCGGTCAGCACCTCGGTGCGGTCATCGCTGTTGCCGTTGACCTCGGCGGCTTTCAGTCCCACTTCGTTTAACATCCGGCAGAACTTCTGCGAGGTCGCGATAAGCGGAAGAAATACGACTGTCTTTCGCCCTCGGCAGTAGGTACGCATTTCTAAGGCAATCTGCTCTAAGTACGGCTCCAATGCACAGCCGATTTCCCCTGCGGCAAAGTCGCCGCTTGAAAGACCGACATCGTTTATATCCAGCTCCAGCGGAATCATCTGCGCCTTGATCGGGCAGAGGTAGCCTTCGCGGATTGCCTCGGTCATGCTGTATTCGTAAGCCTTGCTGTCAAAATACTCGCCGAGGTTTTGCATATCGCCGCGGTCTGGCGTTGCCGTCACACCGAGGATATTTGCTTCCGGGAAGTGACCGAGTACACGCTTATAGCTGTCGGAGAGGCAGTGGTGTGCCTCGTCCACGATAATGGTTTGGAAATAATCGTTCGGGAACCGGGCGAGTCTCTTTTCCTGTGACAGAGATTGCACAGAGCCGACCGTCACCGGCAGGAAGCTCCCAAGGCTTGTGGATTCTGCTTTTTCCAAAACGGAATCCAGTCCCGACGCTTCCTTCAGCTTATCCGCTGCCTGCGAGAGCAGTTCCCCTCGGTGTGCCATGATAAGCACACGCTGCCCTTTATTTACTTGGTTTTCCGTGACCGAAGAGAATACGACCGTCTTGCCGCAGCCTGTCGGGAGGACGAGGAGCGTCTTCCGATACCCCTCGTCCCATGCGGCAAGAATCGCCCGTTTCGCTTCAGCCTGATAAGGTCGAAGCTGATACATACGACACCTCCTTAATCAAACGGCAGATCGGAGTCATCGCCTGTGATGTCCATCCAGTCATCCTCTGCGGGGAAATTCTTCTCGTCATAGTCGTAGAAGCGGTCGCAGTCGTTTACCTGTCGGTCGTTGCCGTCCTTGTCCTTGTAGGTGCGAGGCTTGAAGTGCGCGCGTCCGCAGCTGCCCACGACCTTGTTCCAATCCATCACCAGACGCTCGCCGTGCTTCTTCTGACCGATGCAGCGGAAGAATGCGGAGATGCGCCATTCCACAAGGCGGTTCAGGATAAGGTCGGTAAAGACAGTGGCAATCCCGTCGGGCGTGTTGACCTGCAGCGTCAGGGTGGCCTTGTTGCAGGCACTCATCTTGGCACTGCCCGGAAAGCGGCCGCGCTCGAAATTCGTAACCGTGAAGTTGTAATCGCCTTCGGGCAGGATGATAAATTCCTGACCATCGTTCTCGATGGCGTCATTCCAGTCCATGCCGGCGTTGTTGTTCTGATAGTTGCTCATAATCAATTCCTCCTGAAATTAGTTCTTGACCGTGCGGTCAGCGTTGATAAGGTTCACAATCTGCGGCCAGTATTTGATAAGCCAGCCGGAGACGAATTTTTCCGAGTAACTGCTGATGGGTGTGCCTGCGCCATAATGCCCCTTGGAAGTCACGACCTTCTGAATATCCTCCTCGGTGACATTCGCCTCCGCCATCATTGCGGAGAGCTTATCGAGGCTGTCCTTGCTGACCGTGTCGGCAGCAGGAGCGGTGGCTTTCGGCTCAAAGAGATGGGCAATGCCCTTATAGTCGAGGTCGAGGACATCCGGCAGCTCAGCCCGTGTCTTGGCATCCCAAGCGGGATGGTGGTTGGTGTAGATGACACGCTTGCCGCCCTGTGCCTTCTTGGTGTCGTTCTCCGCAGTAACCACGAAGGTCTGGTAGTTGCAGGAGAACAGGTGGTCGCACCATTCCTTGAGCAGCGGAGCAACTTGCTTGGAGAGCTTCGTCTCCCAGCGGTCGTAGGCTCCCATTTCATCGGGCTGTTCGAACTTGCGCATCTTGGCGTGTGCCGTGAAAACGACATGGATACCTGCGGCGATAACCTGATCGCAGGCGGCAAGGAGTCTCGAAAATTCCTCAGCCAAGTAGGTGTATCCTTTGCCGTAGCCGAAGCTCTCGATGGAGTTCTGTCTGTACTTGGTGCAGAGGTATGCCGTGATGAGCTGCTCCGCCCAATCCGCCGTGTCGATGACGAGCGTCTTGCAGATGCCCGGAGTGGCGGCAACCTCGCTCACGATGGAGAGAAATTCCTCCCAAGACTGCGGCTTGTCGATGCGGCGCACATCCATGTGGGCGGTGCCGCCTTCGGTGTCGATGATGACCGGGTCGGGGAACTTGGCGGCAAGGCTCGACTTGCCGATTCCTTCCGGTCCGTAGATGACCACCTTCTGGGCGCGGTCAACTTTCCCTTTTGTGATGTTGAGCATGGTTTGCCCTCCTTTATTTGAGTGAGTAGCTGCGGTCTTCAACCACAGCACAGCCCGGAACCTTCGTGCCGGAATTGATGAGCTTCTTTACCTCTGCCTTTGCGACCTCCGGCGCAGGGATGCGGAAACAGTCGGTGTACTTGTTCCGCTTGAGCCACTTGACGGCTTCCTCCGCATCCGACACATCCACATGGGAGGTCTTGCGGTACGAGAAAGTGGCCACGCCAAGATTTCTCTTTTCACCTGCGCATTCCCGGTCGAGAACTTTCATCAGGCGGTCTTCCTTTTTGGAGAGCCGCTCACGCCTTGCCTTGAGCCTTGCTTCCTCAGCCTTTAATGCCGCAGCCTCAGAACGCAGATTTAAGATGAACTTTGCCACCCATTCCAAAACGCGGTTCTTTTCCATTTGCAAAGCGTCAATTTGTGCAAACAGCGCATCTGCATCGCCGAGGATTTCGCCGGTTTCCGGGTCGAATTCAATCTGGTCGGCAAGACGCATGATTTCTTCGTTAATCTCGTAGAGCTTCACAGTGCTCGCCTCCTTCCGAAGCCGCTTTTACTTCTTTGATGTTTACAGACTCGACCGTCTGTCCCGGCGAAAGAAGATAAACCTGTCGAAAATCCCCGAACAGAAATTTCACCAATCTTGCGGGGAGCTTCATTTCTGCTCCTCGAAGCAAGTTGTCTTTCCTTCCGCTTGGATCGCTTACGTTGATAGTGATTTTGTGTTTCATAGCTTTCTAGCCTCGCTTTCTGTAAGGCTTCCTGCCTTACAAGTCACAGTCAAAGAAAACGGGCAGGATTTTAACCCCGCCCGAAAAATCACATTTTTTCTTTCTGCTCCTCAATCCGCTCCATAGCTTTCCTGAGATGCTTGTTGACATTCGGAATGCTTGTCCCCATGATTTTTGCCGCTTCGGTCTGCGTATGGCCTGCAATCTTTACCAGCCGATATACTTCGCGCTGGATGTCCGTTAAAAACCACAGGATACGATTTAACATCTCTGCTTCTGTTTCATACTCCGGTTCCATATAGGTGCAGACTTTAGCAAGAACTCGGCTCTTATCAGGGTTATCATCGTCGCTATCCTCTCCTGCCATATAGTCCAGGGACAGGTTCCAGTTTGCCGGATACGTTTCTCCCGGATGAGCAGCCTCCCACTTCTTTTTTTCTGCCTTTTCGGTATCCGACATAGGCGGACGGCTATTTTTGATGTTGTTGTAAACCTCTGCGTCATCGAGGGAATGCAGAACCTTAATGTCCGCTTCAGTCACCCCGTCTTCGCCTGGACTGACCGTCACACTGCTGCCATCATCAAAATAAAATGTGTACGTTCCTCTTCGGTCACTTCTTGTTTTTCTGAATTTCATGATTGTCCTTTCCCCTGATCTCCGGGAAAGGGCATCAGATACAGAGAAAGGTCGGACGCTTATGGAGCCGTTCCGACCTTACTGCCTGCAAAAGGGTATAAGGAAGAAAGGGTACTCCATATCGCACTTCCACTGCCACAGCAGCTTGTCCGATATATGTATCCTCTGCCCTTATACGTAATCAGGCATTGAAATATTTTTATGTTAAAGCGTCAGATTTGCTTATAACCTTGTTCGTTCGGCGATTGAAGCCGGATATTTTGAGACAACATTTCCTCTCACCACCAGCCTGAAAATTCAACCTCCTCCTATACTTTCTCTGCGTCCTTTTCGCAAACATAATATTTGACTTTTGAATTGGTCTGTGCTATAATATACATGGTGTCTTTTGACCTGCGCAGAATCGTTTCTGAAGTCTATCTCATTATAAAAATGCCCCTCTCCGATATGGGGATGGTTTGGTGCATCATGGTGCGCCGTGGTGCAATTATTGAAAGGAGTGTCACGCCGGCATGGAATTCAAAACATTGTTTCGGATTATGAAAAAGCATTTAGCCGATGGCGATGATGTTCCTTACTTCTTCCGTGAGCTTATGGCAATGATAACGACTGTAACTGAAGACGAGTGGGGAACAGGGAAAGACCCGTCCGTAAAACTGGGAGATGAAACAATCCGCAGCTATACAAAGCGAAAGCTCCTGCCGAAAAAACTAGCGGGTACAATCGTCTACAGACTGACGCCGGAAATACTTGCCGAGCGAATCAATGAACGAAGCGACACATCAAGAACCCTTTTGGCGGATGACCTAAAAGGTTACGATGCCTCGCTCAACGCTGAAAATGTTGCGGATGCCATTGCCGGGTGGATTGTTGAAATCATCCAACAGTCTGCGGGTCTGGTTTCTCAGACTGCATTGCAGAAGCAACAGCAACAACTGCTCGCTTCCGACCTGAAAGCAAAGTACGGCGATTATCTCCTTGGGGAAACTGACGGTTACTGTCCGTTTCCGGGCTGTGGAAGACAGCTGACCATCACCAATAATGGCAAGGCAGTCCATACATACGAGGTCAGCCTGATAGACAAGCAGAAATCCGCTGCTCCCGATAACCTGATGGCGATGTGTCCGCAGTGCTATGCTACATATCTTTTGGACAACAGCAAAAAGCTGCCAAAGGAGCTGCAGGAGATAAAGAGGATTCTCTCTACCCACAAGCAAAGCGTCCACCTTCTGGATGACCTGCCACTTGAAAAAGGCATTGTGGGCGTAATCAAAAAGATCAAGGCGCTGGGAGAAAAAGAACTGTTCGGAGCATCACTTGACCCAAAGGAAATTAAGCAAAAGCTGAGTCCGAGTCAGGATATGGCACTGTATATTGCCGTGAACGGATATGTAACGACCTACTACACACGGATAAAGGAAATCATGATGAACCTGGATAAACGCGGAGAAATCGACTATGATGAAATACAAG